TCAAATTACCTACTTTGTTTAATAAAATAATCATTTTTAGTAACCTAGTATCAGCTTTTTATAATTTTATATAAGTTGGATATTAGGGTGAAGGTGTATAGTACGCCTGTGGAACAACTCATAGAATCCAGGAAACCACAAAAGTAACGTGTTTAAAATTAATATAGTTTTAAATACTTTTACTAACTAGGAATATATAATAAAAGAAAACCATAAAAATGAAAATGTCGCATAATTATATGCGAATTCCATATTTTCTTCTATACAAGACTTATCATTATTATTCATGTAGCCACTTTTGAAAAATAAAACGTTTTCGACTATGCTACAACAAAAGAAACTTGCTAGTGATAATAATTGCCAAAAAAATTTCGTCCTATACAAATCATTTATTTCAAGCTCATTTGAAGAATCATATGTTCTAATTAAAATGATCTGGTTAAAGTATGAAATTGTTAATGAAGAAAGACCAAACGTTTCAATTATATTTATACCTGTAACAAAGTTTTTTGCTTCATTTAGATCACAAGTTGAATTGGTTATTTGACTTCTATAATGAAAGAACATCCCATTGTGAAACCATAATAATGGTAAAACTAGAGAAAAAACTAAAACTTCTCTAGCAACTTGTTGTTTACTAATCATTTTTTATGAGAAGAAATTCCCATAAAAAATATCAATTTTTGCTATTTTAGCCGCAAACATCGTACTGGTACATAGGTGAAACAAATGCACCACAAGTCTTAACAGTTTGAGGGCAAGGAAGTGGCTTAGCAGGAGGAAGAGGAGGTCTTGAGATAACATCTAAGCTGGGGATGCAAGGGCGGTGATTATCTCTAAAAACTAAACGAGTGCTAACGTGATAATCGCCAGGGAAGAAAATTTTTTCCTGTGGATTAAAGCATAATGGATTAAATCTATTTACACCAGTACCACGCAAAGTTGAAGGAGGATTGCTAAGACGAGTGTCCTCTGTATTGAATGCACAAGAGGGCATATCAATCAAATCATTATCAGTGCAACGTTGACCATTCTTTCTAAAAGATCCTCGATCTCCTCTATTAGCAAAGCCTTCAACAACGTGTCTTCCATCACTGGTATATTCAACACCGTGTGCATCTCCATCGATTGGTTCTTTATCGTACATTCCTGCATCACGGGCTTTATTATCAGGCATAGTTGTATCAATCACACCTGCACCGGCTGGCTGTCCTTGATTAAGGGCTAAGCAATTTTTAGCATTAGGGTGGTATTTTTTAGTAGGGCAGCGAGAATAAGCACGGTTTAAATTGAAGAGATCACTTTCAACGTCAACGGGTCCAGCATAAAATCTCCAATCTACACCTTTATTCATTGAAACACCAGAGCGGTTTGGCATTATTCTAGGATCGCTTGGTAAGCAATTGCTGCAAATAACTGGAGTTTGAACTGCATAATTTCCTGCTTCAGTGCTTTCCATTAATCTTTTTTTTCCTTCACAATAATCATACATGGGTCTATTGAAACTCATAATACTTATAATATATAATATAAAAAAAACAAAAATTAAAAAAAAGAACTTTTTTAATTATTAATTACTGTATTTGCAACCCTGGGGTTTAAATTGCTCAGGTTGGGGTACAGGAGGATATCTAACCATCTGGCAAGAAGGTTGATTCACTAAATTGTATTGATTTGATGGATCACATGGAAGACCATCGCATTTAGAATTTGGTGATTTGCATAATGGTTGATATTTCTTCGCTGGGCACATACTGTTTGGACGAGTTTGCCCTCTTAAATCGCTTTCTAAATCGACTAGATTTCCACTAAAAAGACTTACACCATTTCCTCCAAATTGTCCAAGTTCAATTCTGCACTTTGCACAATTTTCATATTTGCCTGGATACATTGTGTAAGCAAATGGACCTACACTTTCATTAAGAAACTTCTCGTAAGCACAAGTGTCATATTTTAACCTATTAGAGCTCATCTATAATATAAGATAACAAAATTTATTCTAAACTTTCTAATGGAAATATTTTTTAATTAACGTCTAATTCCACATAATTTATAATAATCAATATTTTGAATTTGAGCTCTACTACTCTCTCCACCTCTAACCCAATACTCTGGAATAATATGCTCAGTATTCTGAACATTTTCAGCTAAACAAGGAACCATTGGAATAAATCTATCAATACTAACTCCAGCTAAAGCATCGCTTGCTTTTTTAGTTCTAGTATCAGTTCCACTAGTAATTCTACTATATAAATCAGGATTTACAATATGCGTCTCTCCAGCTCCCATGTAAGCCCAACCTTTAAAGGGGCGAGTGATAAGCTGCTGTTTATATCTTGGATTTGTTAAAGTAGATTGAAGAAGATTTGACTCAGTATCAATAAAATTACCATAACCATCTTTATTTCCTTGAGCAGAGAGACCAACGTGATCTAAACTTTTTATATATTTTTTTCTATCACTATCATTATAAAAATTAGTAACATTGTAGTCAGATATTTTTTGTTCTTGCTCTCTCCTATAAGTTTTATGGCAGTCTTCATCCCTTCGACGGGTGCTTGTATGAAAACCTTGAAAATCCATATCATTTTGTTCATCAAGTTCATTTCCTAACGGGTATCCTTCCATTTAATTTTATTTAGATAATAATATTGGATAAAAATAAATTCTATTACTTTTTTAAGTATGACAAGAATAACAACAGAACTGATTTTTGCTAAAGCTAAACAATATAAATTTGAAATTATTTTTATGATTGCAATAGTAATTTTTGCTTCATTAGCTAAAACATTATTCAATTTTTTTCTTGATTGGAAGATTGTTATAATATTAATTGCAATCCTTTGGTATATGGGATATCTCAATCGAATTAGAAAAACATTCAATAATAATTTGATGAAAATAAACTATTTCAAAGCAGATGAATAATCTTTCTTCAATGTTTCCAAAATATCAATAACATTATTCATGATCTTGATAATTACTTTTTCATAATCTTTTCTTGGTGCCTCAGCTTCCTTTAGAGATACTCTAACATATAGTCTTTTGTCAAGTGGATGTGGTACTTGGTATGCGATGTAATGAATTGAAGACTCTCTTAATCCATAAGATTGGATAATATTACCCAATGTTTCATTACTGTTCTCAAAAACAAAGTCATAACCTTTCATATTCGTTGGACTTGTTTCAATTGCAACTATAGTGCTTGTTTCAATATTTTTTATTTCCTCCACTTTGGATCGAATAAGATTTAGTAAATAATCACAACCTCTCAAGAAAATACTTCCAATAGGCATTACTCCATCAGTTTCAATTTCAAAATTGAATATTTGAGGCAATCCATTTGGCAACTTCAAATAATATCTCTCCCCATTCAAAATGGTGAAATCTTGTTTTTTATCCATTGGAACTTCAGTTAATGCCTGTTGTAATGCCTTTTGATCATTCTCAAAATAATAAACACATTTTGAAATTGGACAAAACATTGCCCCATTTTCTTTGTGTGTCCCTTTTCCAATCCTTATGGTAAATTTCAATTTTTGACCAGGCTTCAATTCCAATAACAATATATCAGGAATTGGATAAATATCTTCTAAAGTTTTCCTATCTTCAATGGGCGAATCTAGAGGTCCTTGATAAAGGATAATATCTCTAGCATAAAATCTTTTGTATTCTACTGGGTCATCATTGCTGGCATTTAAATGTCCTTCAATTTCCTCCACATTTAATTTTTCCAATTTGATATAATTTAGGGGGATAAGACCAACTCTTTGAGACAAGAAATCTTCATTGTAAATGCTAGTATTAATATTAAAATTAATTGTTTCTCTAAGAAAACAAAATACTTCCAAATGAACAATAATTGAACGCCTTAATGCATTAATAAGAGCTACTTCATATGGACCTTCTTTTTTGTTTGTGATTTTGAATTTTATGGATCCAGGTGTCTTTTTTAATTGAGATATAGAACTCATATTATATAATATATAAATTGATTTATTTAAATTCATTTTTTTTAGTTTAAACTTAAAAAAATTTAACTATTGAAATAATATGGAAAATCACATCTTATTTTATAGTAATTATTGCAACAATTGTAAGGAGTTTGTTTCTCTTTTATACAAATCTCCTTTTTTTGAAAAATTTCAAAAAATATGTGTTGATAATAATCCCAAAATCCCAAAAGAGATTACTTCCATTCCTTCAATTATCGTCCCAAGAATGCCAAAACCTTTAGTAGGAACCGAAGCTTTTTCCTGGTTAAGAGGAATGAACCAAATGTATTTACAAGAGCAGGAACAAAAAGTAAATGCAGAGGCATCGAATAAAGCACATTTTAGCCCACAAGAGCCTCCAAAAGCACAAGGTCAATCAGCAGATCCAACAAATTTGAACTATGCGATGGGCAGTGTAACTGCATATTCTGGTACTATGGGAGGATTCTCTGACAATTTTTCATTTATTGGAAACGAATCTCCGATGGAGCATAGTTTCTCTTTTTTGGGTGACAATTCGAATGCGAATACGATATATACTCCTCAAGAGGGTGATCCTAGATCTCAAATGGAGAGTTCCAATGCAAAGAAGAACGATATGGATAAGGAGTATGAAAGATTAATTGCGATGAGAAATAAGGAGACTCCTCAGCCAGTGATGAGACAATAAAACAATTTAAAGAAATTACATAATAATATAAAATAAATATGAGCAATATTTCCATTTTGTCTAAATTCAATAATACGGTCGAGCAGATGATTGATGCTTTACTGGATAGATATTCATATCACGAATATTTCAATAAAGAGCTTTCATTGACCAAGGAGAAATTTCTTCTCCTAAGAAAGACAAATCCTAGAAAAGTCATGGAGGGAGTTTTGGTATTTGTTTATCCATACAAGAGGCAAATTATGGAGAATGATGATAATTTTTTTTTGAATAAGGATTATCAAGAGGATACTAAAAATGACGGGCATTTGGTCAAAGCCTTGAAAATTAAGGATTTATGGGAAACTGATATGGATGAAAATACAAAGACTAATTTATTTAATTATTTTAAGGTTTTAATTGTTTTGGCGGAGAAGTATGTAGCAGAAAATACTTAATCTTTTATTTCAAATATAGAATTGAAATAAAATATCAATAAATTAAAATGAACACAATGCAGAAGAGATTTTTGTTATTTTTAATTGGATGTATGGGGGTTAGATTTTTCTTAGTTTATCTTGCAAAAACGCAATTGAGAATATTGAAATATTTAGGATACATCGCTATTTTACCAGCGATTGGATTTCTATCAATATTCTTTGGAAATTTGAGAACAACTGGAGCTGAGGTTTTTGGGGGAAAAATATGGTGGAATCCATTAAGACCAATTCATGGAATTCTATGGGCAATTTTTGCATACTTCGCTATTAAAGAGGATCCACGAGCTTGGATAATATTATTAATAGATACTCTTTTAGGGCTCTTTGCTTTTTTGGGATATCACCTTATAGCAGGGGATTTTAAATTGTTATATTCGTGAGAAATCATATTAAAAAAAACTTATAATATATTAGATTATGAGCACAGTAGAAAATCTTAATAAGATATTTTTAGAGTTCTGCGATGATTTAGTTAATGTTGTACCCGCTTATGCACCTGCAATTGGAAATGCTAGAAAGAAGGTTAGCGATAAACCCGATACTAAATATTTTTTGGAATATTTTTTTCGTCATTGCATTCCATTTGCCCCAGAAATTACAAGCTGTAATGTAGAAAAATTGCAGGAAATGAATGTTGTTCATGGACTTAAATTCAAAAATGTGTATAGTGAAGACTTATCTGTATCTTCCAAGCAAGCTTTATGGAGATATTTGCACACTTTTTATTTATTAGTCCAGAGCTATCCCAAGATTGATAAAATTCAAGAGAAATATGTGGAACACGAAGATATCGAAAAGATTAAAGCTGGACTTGCTGCCCATGATGAAAATTTAAAGAATATTATGCAGTCAAGTGCTAAGTTTGCCGAGGAAATTCTTAGAGACCAGGCTCAACGCACTAGTGATGGATCTCAAACTATGCCTTCTATCTTTGAAGGAATGGATGAGAAGAAGTTCGAGGATTCATTTTTGAATTCTAATATTGGAAATTTAGCGAAGGAAATTAGTCAGGATTTGGACTTGAGTGATTTGAAGAGTATGGAGAGCCCTGATGATTTGATGAAGTCTTTAATGGGAGGTGGAGCAGAAGGTGGATTAGGAAATATTATTCAAAAGGTTAGCAGCAAATTACAGGCGAAGTTATCAAGTGGTCAATTAAATGAAGAAGCTTTGATGAAAGAGGCTACACAGATGATGAGTATGTTGAACCCAGCCTTAGCTTCGATGGGAATGGGAGGAATGAGCGGTGGCAAGGGAATGGGAGGAATGGGAGATTTATTTTCGATGATGGGTGGAATGATGGGAGGTGGAAAGAAGAAGAAGAAGTCTAAGAAATAAATTTCAATACGGTAAATAAATATTTTATAAATTATCTATTATAAAATAATAGATAATGAATATAGAAAAAAGTACAGATGAATTTTGGTATTATCAACCTTCTATTTTATGGGATAGTCGACGTTTTATAGAGTTTTTTCCCAATCCTGATTTAAGTTTGGCGGAAAAATTAAACTCTTTAGTTAGGCTATCTTTTTACATAAGTATAGTTTTGATGGTATTCTATGGAAATTATTTATACATTTACATTCCAATCGTAGTACTCGCTTTCACCTATTTTATTTTCAACAATTATAAACCAAAGAAGAAAGAAAAATTACAAGATTATAAATCTCTTTTAAATTCTACAGAGGGATCATACAATGTTGAACCAACTGTAGAAGATGCTTCTCAATTGGAAACATCTTTAGACGATTATAAATTGACGGATGATATATGTACCAAACCAACTATAAATAATCCTTTTATGAATATTAATACCATCACTGATAAAAGAAATAAACCCGCTGCTTGTCCCTATTACGATAACGAAGATACAGCAGCCCAGGTAGAGAAAAAATTTGAGTATAACTTATATCGAGATGTAAGTGATTTATATAATAAGAGAAATTCTCAAAGACAATATTACACTGTGCCTAGCACAACAATTCCCAATGAACAAACTGCATTTGCTAAGTGGCTTTACCTTAGCCCACCAACTTGCAAAGAGGATACCATTAGATGTGTGCCTCAAACCACCCAACCTCCCCTCCCAGGCAATAATGTGGAATATTTACAATTACAAGGATAAAATAATATTTTATATAATAATGAAAGATTACATTGATAATGTTTATCAAAGTTATTCAAAATTCAAGCCAGTATCTACTCCAAAAGTGCTAGTCTTTGGTATAGTTAGACAAGGGAATAATTTAATAGAGAATTTTTATGAACAAGATAAAGAAACAGGGATTCTTTACCAAGAAAAACCAAATTGGTTAGGTGGTGAGACGAAGCCGCTTAGCCAAGGAATGGCGGATTACATTTTTGAGAATGTAAATGTTCCTATTGGATACGATGATACAACATATCCTGATAGCTATTTAGGGGAAGAAAAAACTACTAGTCGATGCCCAAATTTAATGAAATAATTTATTAGTATACAATATGAATAACAATATTTGTATTGGATATATTTTTGGAATTATTCTTACTTTATTAATTGTAATTGGATTATTCACTTGGAGCTATAATGACGATGTAGAAAAAGAATATTTTAGTAATTTTCAAAAATTGGATGAAGCTCTACAATTGCTTTGATCTGTATTTTTTATAAGTTGTATATGTCTTCTTAGCAGCGAATGCTAGACCAATAAGGGGTATGGTTTTTTTAGCGATTTTCATTATGTTTCCAGATTCTTTTTCACTTTCGAAAAGTTCATTTATTTTCCTTTCGATATTTTCCCTTGGATCATCTTCATTTACTTCCTGGATTATCCCATTATTAATCATATGCTCATTTCCGAGTGAGCTATTGTAATTTTCAAGTAATTTCTCAGTGTATAAAAGTGCATCCGCATTATTTCTTGGCTTAATTCCAATTTTACTATTTAAATTGAGATTATCGTTTGTGAGGTTGAATTTATTCTCGGACATCATATTTTGGACTAATAATTCTCCTTGGGGAGTAATTGTTTCATTGGAATCAATTTTATACTCAATCGTTTCATCTTCATCATTCGATATCTTTTTAGAGACTATCCAGTAATAAAGGACATCTGGAGGTGCATTATTTAAGATTACAAATTTAGTTTTATCTACGTCTATTTTTTCCACACTTCCAAAATGAATTACAAAATTTTGTATCATATCATCATACATTCTCAATTTTTCTCGAATTACATTTTGGGGTAAATCCAATAAACCAAATGAGGGATTTATAGCAATATCGGATAAAATTGGCTTCAAATCGGAATTTAAAACAATATCTAACCCATAAAGATTATATTGAAAATCAATAGTATCTGGTAATCGCTTTTTCATATCTTTCTCTAATTTGAATATTTTACTTGATACATCTAGATAATTTGAAAGAACTACTGAAGTTTTTTGAACAAGGTTATAAATGTCTTTCATCATAGAATTTTGACCTCCTATAAACTCGTCTTCTCCTAATCCTAAACTATAGAGTAATCCCTCTCGACTAACATTATTTTTGAAATTAGCGAAAATAGTTGGGTAAAGAAATGTATAATATTTACTTTTTATTCGAGTCACGAGAACATATACTCTCAAATCTATAATTTCTTCTTCATACATCACCAGTTTTTTCAATGATTTTTCAACTATAAAATTATTACTAGATTTATTGTATTTATTACGAACAATTTGTTGAACATTTTCTACATTTTTTATTAAATAATTACTGTAATCTTTTTTCCCATCAAGTACCCTAAAATAAAAATATCCATCGTCGAAAAAAAATGAATTGTCTTCTAGAACCTTATCTATTGTTTTTCTAGTAAAATGAATGAATGGTAATACAAACTCGCAATCTAAATCATATAATATCTTTTTTATGGTTATTTTCATACTTTTCCCATGTGAAAAACCATATGCCATTTTTCTATTATAGGTATAATGAGCTAATGTTGCCTCGAATGCGGAGGAAAACTCCCATTTATTATTTTCCAAAATTTTTGTCAAATATTTTCGAAGATCTTTGTGATTAATAAGATTAAAATTGAACCTAGCAATATTCATTATATTATAATCTAAATAATTAAATACCATCAACCGAAAAAAATTGAAATAAATTAATTCAATTAAGTGAAATGAATAAGAATGACTCTCACACGTGATAGAATCAAAAGCTATGTTGAATCTTTTAACATTGCTTATGAACAAGATGTTGATGATGGACAAGTACGTCCAGATGTATTCCTTACCCGTCTAAATCGATGGATAAGTATGAATTCGAAACGTAAAAAAAGCAAGAAGTCTAAAAATAACACCTCAAGAACGCAAAATCAGCCTACCCTACAACAAGAACAATCCCAAGAACAGCAAGAATCACAAGAACTAGCGATTGTTGAGAATTCAATCGAAGTTGAAAATTCAATCGAACAGGTTCCTCTTGAAGAAGCACAGAACGTGATTATTGAAGAAGCTGTAACAATTATTACTCAAATTAAGAATATTAAATCTTCAAAGGATAATATTTTGAACAATGTTTCTCATTTGATCAAGAAATTTCCAGTTGTTTGGTCCAAAAAAGATTTGGATGGTAACGTGAGACCCACATTTACCAGCGATGTTTACATTAATTTTTTGCAAACTATTAGTGATTTTTATCAGGAATTACCAGAATCTAATTTGGAAGTACAATCTTTGTATGACATTGAAGATTATGATAAAGATTTCCTTAAAATTTATGAAAAAGATTTTATTGAAGTGATTCAAAAACAGTGCAAAGATCAATATAAGCCAATTCAAAAAGCCATCGAGGTGTATCCAGAGCTAGTTTCAATAATCGCCAAATGCTACAATAGTATTTTATTTGGTAATTTTGAACTAACTTCAAGATGGCGTTACGCAGATATTTCTGCTAAATTTAAGGGAGGAGAAGATAGGGGAAATCCCTCTAAATTTCGACCTCTTATGGTTTTACCGATTGTTGTACGTATTATGGACACTATCATTTCTAAAAAAATTCACGACGTTGTTTTGAAATACAATGTTATTGATACTCGCATCCAAAAATCTGCATTAAAAAATTGCAGTGGTTTGTGGGAAAATTCATTTGTTGTCAACAAAAAGATTTGTGAAATGGTGGAAACCAATGACGATTCCAAGCTATTTTTCTTTATTGATTTAAAGAATGCATTTGGAAGTGTCAATTATGGAAAAATAGTCAAAATTTTTGAGAAATATAATTTTTGCCCACAAATTACTTCTTATTTCAAAAGATATTATGAATGTGTTTATGGTGTCTATAAATTTAAGAAATTCAAATGGACAAATGGATTATTCCAAGGATCCGCTGCTTCAAATATTTATTTTTTGATTTATATCGATTTCGTTTTAAAAGATTTTTTTAAATCATTAAGAGAAGCGAATTTAATCGATGGATTTGATATTGAGAAAAATGCTTATGCATTTGTTGATGACATGGTTATGGTTTTACCCAGAAATCGTGATATATCAGCTATTTTGAGAGTTCTCAATGATAAAATGAGCGAATATGGCTTTGAAATCAATAAGGACAAGACTTATTTTGTGGTTAATGACGTAAATATAAAGACTCTAACATTTGATGGTGCTATTTACAAAAAAGCACCAGTGGATTTTAAATATTTAGGTCATTCCCTCTTTATTTATGAAGATGAGATTTTACTTGAAATGTATGACAAATTATTAGTGTGTCTAGATGAAATTAGAGATTTACCAGTTGATGAAAATATGAAAGCTTATTTTTATTATTCTTGTATTTTTCTTAGGATCAATAGAATTATTGAATTATTTTACTTGATTCATGGACTAACTCCTTTTTTGGAAGATATTCTTCTTCTTATTTCCAATTTTTTGTTGGACCTAGGAGGAGAGAATTGTGAAAATTATGAAGAAAAACATATTGAACATGTTTTCTCTAAGGCAAAATCTAAATTATTGAGATCACCCAATCTACAAGAATATCATTATCTAGTTGATGATGTCAATGATGACATATCATATGATTTTAACAAATTATGTGGATTTGAAGTTCCTAGTGTAGAGGATGTAAGGAAAAAATTACAAGAATTACGAGCAAGCGGTCAATATAGTGACGATCTTTTTGACAAAGGTGGTAGAACTGGATATAGTCAAAATTTTGTTTCTAGAACTGACTAATTTTTTCTATGTTAAAATAAAATGCTTTATGAAATTATAAAATACTTTACATTTATTTTGATATTATGTCTAACATTGTACCTAACTTTTGAATCTAGGATACAAGAAAACTTAACTAGTTATAATGATGTTACACCAGAGATGTTAGTGAATTGCCAAGGGTGTATTGATGAAAATGCAAGATGTCGTCAAGGAACAGTTGCACAATGTAAGAACATTGAAACTACATTGTGTTATGCTTTTTTTGATGAGAATGGTAATTCAAGAACACCTTGTGGTGCCTTTGATAGAAGTAAAAATGCGGAGGATTCTTGTAAAAATTGTCAAACTTATTGCCAATGGTGTATTGATAAAAATGGGGATGGTAGTTGTATTTCAAGAGAAATATTTGACTGTGATCTATGTCCTAACAGTCGTATATGTAAGGAAAATCCATTTAATATTTATATCAAGAAAGGTGCTTAGAGGGATTCATTATAGGGTAAATTATTATTTTTGTTTATTTTTTTAAGATGATAAAATAAGAATTTAACTAATTTTATATCATCGTTTGCTACAAATACAATTAAGCTTACATAGAGGATAGAATCCCATTTGTAATTCAATCCAACATTTGTCATCAACACATACCCTTGATAAGTCCAATTTACTAGAAGGAGAAACACATATGAAACTAGATTATATATTATTAGCTTTCTCATTTCTATTAAGGGTTTCAATAAACGCATACCTAGAAAATAATTAACTCCACAAGCGTAACAACTTAATACACAGTAAACTGGAAGTCCAATCCAAAAAGAAGGATTATTATAATCTATCCAGGTATTCATATAAGAAAGGATAAATGTTGTCATGTGATGTATTTTGGAATTGGTAGGAAGATTTTGAACTTTCAAGAGACCAATAAAATCAAGGGCTGAGTAAAAATATCCCAATCGATAAATCTCTGTGTTGTTCCATTTATTATACATTAATCCATTGCTCATAATAATAGTTCCATAAATTGATATTAATAATAAAGAAAATGCTTTAACAATATTTTTTTTGAAATAATTTTTCCTGTCCACTGTCAAAATAGTATATGTTTCATTATTTCTACATTCAAAATCTACTAGAGCAAAACCTAAAAAGTAAATAACTATGGCTCCAAAAAACCATTCTATTTCAGGAAAATATGACATTATTTGTTTTATATTCTATAATTTTTAAGCCTTTTCTTCTTCGTGTTTTTTTTTCTATTATAATAATATGCCACCAAGAAAGATAGAATTAGGGTTAAGAGAGAAATATTTTGATTTATTAAAGAAAGGAAAAAAAGTAGCAGATGGTCGATTATTTAGGTTTAAAAATGGTAAAATTTATAAGGAAAAATACGATGGATTAAAATATGGAGACATTCTAGTATATCATAAAGATTTACCTAATGGCAAAAGAACAGATGAAACTTTCCAAGTGAAAGTTACTGATGTTGGATTCTATGATGATATTGAAAAGATGTTAAAAGAATTAAAATTAAAAGATACTTTACCAGGAATTAGAAGTTTTAAAAGCGGGAAAGAAATTTATGAAGAAATTTACGGTGATAAATTAAAAAATGGAACAATGATTGGATTTAAATTCGAAAAAGCTAGTAATAATAATACTGCTGCCGCAAGTAATACTTTAAATGTTACAAATGAAAAGAACAAGAATAAAAAATTAGTGCTCAAAGTCGAAAAAGAGAAAAAGATGAAAAATAGAGATGATTTGATTATGGAACTAAAAGAAAAATCAGATAAGCCTAAGATTCACGATCTTTATGTTAAAGAACCATGGATGACTTTGATAAAAGAAGGATTGAAAGAAGTAGAGGGAAGACTCTATAAAGGTCCAGTTACTGATTATAGAATTGGAGATAAATTAGTTTTTATTCACAAAGATCGTGAAGGAAAAATGAGTGAGTATCCAACAATTATCACAAAATTAGTGAAATACCCTGATTTTAAGAGTTTACTATTTCACGAGAAATTATATAGGGTGTTGCCTGGATTTCCAAACATTCGAACTGGTAATGAATTATATGAAATTTATTACCCTCATAAAGCGGTGAAAGAACATGGTGCGTTGGGAATAACTTTCCAATCTAAGGAAAAAAATAAAAATAATAAGGATATTTTGAAATCTTTAAAGGATAATGAAAATGTTGGAAATGTTGCAAATATTAATACCCAATTGCAAGTCAATAATAATCAAGTTATTGTGAATGAGCAGCAAAAGAAAGTTAATAAAGCTCTTAAAGATTTAAAAGTTGAGAAAAAAGAGAAAAAAGCTATAAAAGATAATGATAAAACAATAAAATCAAATACTACAATGTTGGATGAAAATGCAGCTAATTTAGATAAGGCTATAAAAAATCCCAATCAGATAATTAATACAGCTTTGGTTTCAAGCAATCAAATTGCAATTAATGTTAATCAAAAGAAAGTTAATGAAAATCAAGTAGCAGTAACATTGAAGGGTAAGAAGAAAAATTAGGATTCAACTTCCAATCTTTTTTGAAGTATGCAAATATTCACTGGAGGAATATTTTTATAATTTTTTTTAACAGTTAAATTCCATTTATATTTGTCATTGAATTTATTTTTTTCTTCAATAATCATTTTTACATATGAATTTTTCACGTGAGGAATCTTACTTTCGAAATATATAATATTTTCGCAACTAACATTAAAATATTTTGCAAATATATTATCGATTTCTTTTAGTGGAAATTCTTTATGAGGTAATGTACTCACAACATTATCATAACATTTGTTAAATTTTTTATAAAGGAAATCCCCATTTATGTAAGTGCATCTGTCCTTATATTTTTCTTTAGCAAGATCTAATAAATAATTATTGGAATCAATAATATCGATTTTTGCACTAGGATCCATTTTTCTTATTAAATGATCTAGAACAGTACAATTACCGACTCCAATCAAGAGAGTACTACCATCTTTTTTAATTACATTTGCTATTCCCAAACTTATTTTTTTGTTAAGTGGCCATAAATATTTATCATTTTCCATTCTTCTTACAATTTTCCATAAATAACTGTATTTTTTATATAAAATAATGCTAAAAAATATTCCAGCAATTAATACTAATGATGATATTATCCCAATAATAATTAGGAATATTTTATAAATTTTTTCCATTTTTTAATTTTGTAATAATTTTTTTTAGCTTGAATAACGTAAAAATTTAATTTTAGGGAATTTCATTTTTAAATAAGATTAGAAGAAAATGGAGAATCAAATTATTAGTGATTTAGAAAAAGAAAATCCCAAATTTCTTTTTTACAATAGAAAAGCATATAATCGGGTTGAATATCTTAATGTATTTGACAAAAAAATTTATATCATGATGTGTAGAAATTTTTTTGTTGAAATGCAAGATGAACACAATATGAAAATTAAGACTATCAAGTACTGGTTTCTCCATAATATATCATTGCTTATACAACAAGATTTAGAATTAATTAATGATTTTTTAGAAATATCAGATGAATTTGATATATTGATTGATTATTTTAGAGTTACTTTACAGAGTAAAGAAAGAACAGTCGACAAATTTATATTTTTGCCTATTATGAGATTTTTTTCGAATTGGTGTAATTTATCAAATAAAAAGAAAATAGAAGTTCATCATTATATAATTCGTGATTTAATTTATTTGGATGACAATTATTTCTTTTTAATAAATTATTTTAAAAATCATAATGATAAATTTATTATAAATATTGTGAAAAATCATTATGAGATGGAAAATGGGAACAATATTATGATTCATTTGATAAGGAGTGCTAATTTTAAAAATTGTTATTGTTCTTTGAGAAATTTTAAAAGATTGATAAATTACTTATTTTTACAAATCTGGGATAATAAATTTATGGAAATAATGTTAAAGAAAAATAAAAATGGAAAAAGAGCAATAAATCTTTTAGTATATTTGAAGGAATACTTCTATGAATTTATTTTGAATAGAATATTTTTAGTTTCTACACACAAAGAATTTATGGAAAAATATTTTACTTGTTTGACAAAATATATAAATCATTCATTTCAATTGGAATATATTTTAGGTAGTGTAGATATTAGTTTCCCAGAGAAATATGATAATCTTTATGAAAAAATAGTAAAGAATAAAACGATTGCATTTTATGAAAAATATTTAATTATAAATTTATTGAGACAATATAATTTAGTTAGTATTGAAAATGATAAAGAAAAATTAGGAAGAAAAATGTGGGAAGAATTGCATAAATAAGTTATATATTCGAGTTTTAAATATATGCTCATGTAATGAATTATTCACTCATTGATAATAATCAATCAGATAATAGGGATATGAATTCAGGACCTTTGCCATCCAATTTTGGGGGATCTTTTGGTGGATTAAGTTATTCAGATACATCTACTTATGGTAGAAATATCTTACCGCCTCTTAGAACAATAGAAAATAATGATAGAACTTTTACAAATAATAGATTTAATGAAACAGCTGAGATTTATAGAAATTTTGGGTTTCATCAAATAGGGAGTGGACCATCTATGGAAAATATGCAAGCTATGAGTG